ATATTCCTCACCCCAGTCAATCCAGCAATATGTGTGAAGATGCGAGCAATGTCGAACTGCATCAACAAGTTCGGATACGCCCTCAACTGATTCATGATCGAGAGCCACATGTTCGCCATCGCCATCCGATCGACCGGGAGTGTTCCATCGACTGGCACATAATCATAGAACCCTGCAATCTGATCCGGCGTCACCTGCATGAAGTTCGGCCCCGCCTGCATCGCCAGATCCCCGACCACCTTTAGAACTTGCGGCGCGTCGTACCACTGCTGCGTTTGCTGGACCAACATTTGCGCATGCGGCGCAAAGGAGGCAGCAGACATGTATTCGCATTGCGTTTTCTGCCTATTCACCCCGAAGCCGGTGCTCGTCCGCACCTCCGTTGCTGTTTTCCTTCCTCCGGTCGTCATCGCTCCGAACATTTGATCATTGATTCCCATCACGCGCTCGCCGATCCCGAACATCATATTCGTATCACCGACGTGCGCCTGCGTCATATCCTGGACCGGAATTTGATGGAAGAAAGTCCGCACATCAGAACCATACGCTTCCGGTCGCAGACGATAAATGAACCCCGGCCCCCCGTCCTCAGCATCCTCAATAATAACTTTGGAGGGGTCGACAAGGAACTGATTATTGAGTGCAGCTCTGACATTGAAAAAGTGAGTGTTGAGTAGCCAGTCCATTGTATTTTGGACTGGTCGGATGATTTCTGGAATTCCCCGATTATATATTCCATAGCCCTCGACCTCCGACTCCGCCACAGAGAATGGGAATTTCCCATGAATGGCGCCCAGAGGTTGGGCGCCAAGGAGCACGCTATAATCACTGCTAATCGTGAAAACCCACTTTTCCGGATATTTGCTCGGTCCTAGCTCCCACTCCTCCTGGATCAGATCGACGTAGATTTCCCACACCTCCACACTCGACGGATGGTCCGATTTATCATCGGAAAACGTTCCCGCCGTTTCGGGCCGAATCAGGGCGCTCGACGGCGATTTCGGCGGGGTGTTCGCTTTTTTGAGAAAACGACAATTCTCCTCGATATAATATCCCTGATTTTTTCTGCGGACGACCTCGTTCCATCCCATGACTTTGCGAACGCCACAGAACTCCCCTTCCTGGAAACGGCCAACAGGAAAATGTCCATCGTGGATGAAGTCGAAAGGGGCAACATTATAGATTTTATTCCCCTTATATCCAGGAACTTGAATGGAAGCCTGGAGCTTTTGTGTTTTCCCTTGGACCGGGTCGACAATTTCCTCGAGCTGCCCATACTGTACCGTCTCCTCGCACCAATAGTTTCCTAAAATCCCGACCCCATACTTGCCCACATCATAGAGCCAGATATAGTAAGGGGCCATCATTTCCCCCACTTCACACTGATACGAAATCAGTGCCTCCATCGCCTGGACCTTTTGCTCCGCCTCCCCATGCCGCCCCGCAAACTGGTGAATAGGAGTCCGAGCGAAGAAAACACTGGTCCAGTAGGTATGCGCCGTCATTAGCAGCGCATAGCTATAAGGAATCTGAATCGTCGTGTAGCGCGGCTGCCCCCGCTCCCGATCATTACGTCGGAGTGCATCCATTTCCTGCTCCGGCAAATAGGCCAGCGCCGCGTCCTCGGCCTTTTGCCAAACATCATGGAATTGCGTTTGCACCCTCAACCCGAACTTGATCCTATCCTCGAGCTTTCCCGCAATCGAATGATGAAGCGGCGAGCCCTTCGCAATTTTGCGCGTGGTCATGGACATCCCCTCACGAGTCGGAGTTTCGGAACAGTGCTATTATCGATGAACCCTTTATCGTCCATCGAATCCATCCACGGCTTCAAAAGACTCGAAACCCCAATCGCCGCCATGTCGAGAGCGTCGTCGTGCTCAACGTTAGGGTAATCTGTGAACTGCTGGATCAGCTCCGCGTGCTCTGCTCGAACAAACAGACGGCCATTCGACGCGGGGCCGGACAGGATGCTGTTTATCCTCACTGTTTTCGACCGAATATCCTCGAACAGTTGAATGTTGAACCACTGTTTCCGCCGAATCATTTCCTGTTCCAGAATGTATTTCAAATACTTTTGCGCCGCCACGCTTTCGATTATCGCCCAATTTATCCTCCATCGCATCGCCAATTCAAAAAATTTGCTCGCCGTGAAATTCGGCTGATGCCCTCGCATCAAGCTCATTTCGAGAAGATAGAATTTATCTCCGTACCGGCGCCAAACACCTTGAGCCTCGAAATCGGTAGATAACTCCCTCCGCTTTTCCATGCCTGGAGTCGGCGGCGGAACAGGATCAATTGCCAAGACCGTGATACCGCTCGCCGGTGCTTCAGAATAGAATTGGAGCCATTCCGGCAAAAACATACAGGTTTCGCGTGCGACAACCTTACACTCCTTTTCACGAATAAAGATTGAGAGGCGGTTCGCAGAAACAGCTGCCAGCTTCTCACGACGAAGTTGTTCCGTGGGATGTCGTTCGGGCCACGCCGAAACCTGGAATTCTGTAGGCAAGCTTTCCGTTTCCTTGGTCCAACACGAGTATCGCGCAGTTTTCCACTCCGTATCCTTTTCTGCACGTGCAACAAAATCGTCACTATGCTGGGGGGTGTTAAGGGCGACAATTTTTGCGTTTGCATCGTCCGCGATAGGCGCCAAAGAGTTTTTGACCGCACCCATAATGAGGGCATTTATTTTCTCCCTCTGCTCCTTGCTCGCAGCATTTTCATCCGTGAGCACATCGTCGAGAATTATAAGATCAGGCCGATAATCATCGAAATTAATACCACGGATACTGTCACTAGTAATACCCACACCCAAGACCCAGATAGGATGCGCAAGCAACCGATGCTGGATTTCCAGCTCCGTTTCCGTCCACTTTTTCCCTTTATCGAGTCCATACACGGAAGCCAATAGTGGCTTCGTCCTCTTGCCATCCGCGCCCAATTTTTCCTCAAGCCGATTCCGCAACCATTGAATATTTTGTGTAGCCTTAATTTCGCTCGCCGCCACATAGAGGATAGTTCGCGACAACCCATACGCAATCCTTTTGGCCGCAAACATTCGAAGCTTGGTCGTTTTGGCAAAATCTCGTGGGAGGATGACATTGAGCAGCCTCGACTTCGGATCATTCAGCAGTCCATCGACCGCCGCGTGCATTTTCGGACTTTTCTGCCTTGTCGCCTGCGGGAAAAAGGTACGCGCGAACAAATCATCATCGACGGCGCAGAGCTTCACCAGTTCCGCAAGCGAAACTCTGACTCCTTGCACCTCAGCTTTCGCTCCGGCTAGGCCGCCTTTTTGATCCATCCCATTTTTCCCATCGTGATGAAGAAGTGGCCATGACTGCCCGCCAACCCCGTGTTGCCAGCCGGAGCATTCGCATCCACAATAATTCCCGTTACCGTGCAGCTACCGCTCGCATTCCCGACCACCGGTACTGTGGACATCCCGACGCCAGTCACCGTGCAGGTTCCCGCGGCGCTGCCCGTAGTCTCTGTCGCCCCACCAATCGTGAGCCCGACACCCGTTACGATACAGGAACCCGCCGCATTGCCGACCACCGGAACAGTGCTTGCACCAATTCCAGTGGCGGTGCACGTTCCAGCTGCGGAACCAATAGCAGTCGTGCGACTGACCCCGATTCCAGTAACCGTACAAGTTCCTGTTGCACTGCCAACGGCGGTCGTGCGCGAAACACTGACGCCAGTCACAATGCAAGTGCCAGCGGCGGAACCGACGGCTTGCGTCGAGGAGGAACCAATGCCGCTTACCGTGCAGGTTCCGGCCGCTGACCCCGGCACGGCGGCGCGCGACACTCCGATTCCAGTAACCGTACTGGTTCCCGCAGCGCTGCCCGCCCCCGAATTTTGCTCGAACGCAATTCCCGTCACTGTGCTCGTGCCGGCCGCATTTCCGACAACCGGAACCGTCGAAACACCAATTCCCGTTACCGTGCAAGTTCCCGCAGTCGAGCCGACAACAGCCGTTCGTGCCGCCCCGATTCCTGTTACAGTGCATGTCCCTGCCGCAGAGCCCACAGCCGTGACAGTCGAGACTCCGATTCCAGTAACAGTGCAGGAGCCAGCAGTCGAGCCGACAACGAAATAATAACCAGTCCCAACACCATTGACGGTGCAGGTCCCCGCAGCCGATCCGACCGCAGCGACAGTAGAAACACCAATTCCAGTAACTGTGCACGTTCCCGTAGCCGATCCTGGAACTGCCGTTGTGCTAACGCCAATTCCGGTAACAGTACATGTCCCGGCTGCGCTGCCTGCGCCCTCGCTCGCGCCTTGCGGCGCAATTCCCGTTACCACGCAAGTTCCGGCCGCAGACCCAACAGCGAAGATTATCGCCAGAATAGTTCCGGAAACCGTACACGTTCCAGCAGCAGAGCCAACAGCAGGAACTGTGGAGGCCCCGATTCCTGTCGCAGTGCCGCTGCCCGCCGCATTTCCGACGGCCTGTGCTAAGCTCTGACTGACGCCGGTAACAGTGCAAGTCCCACTCGCGCTTCCTGCGGCCTGCGCCAGCGACTGGCTGACACCAGTAACAGTACACGTCCCTGCGGCCGACCCTACGACCGCAGTATTCGATACTCCGATTCCTGTAACTGTGCACGTTCCGGCAGCCGATCCCACAGAGAATATAAAGGCACGAATAACACCAGTAACAGTGCATGTGCCAGCGGCACTTCCTATTGCCGTCGTCCTTGAAGCTCCAACGCCACTAACTACGCAGGTCCCAACCACAGAGCCGGGAACTGGAACACGACTCTGTCCGACACCAGTAACAGTACAAGTACCACTACTAGCTCCAGCCCCAGTGGCCGGGCCAGTCACTTCCTTAAATGCAATATAAATAGCTGAGTTGTCACCATTGGAACCAGAAGGATTCGGCGCTGTGGTCGCACTGGTGACACTGGCAATACGGAACTCACCACGAACGCCCATGTTAGCGTTAGAACCACCGCCGCTCGTTTGATTGCCGGGCATATTCGTGAAGTTGGTCGTGGGTGTCCACGCCGTAGTAGTATTTGACTCTTGCGCGCACCCAACAAAGCGAAGATGCTCGGTCGCGCTAGTGGTAACATCTATTGGCGCAATGGCGCCTGTGGCAGAAACACCAGTTGCCATGCCGTCATCAGAAACAGTGTTGCCAGCCCCTATTGAGAAATTCCATGCAAGAATAGCAGAGGCATCACGGCTGGTGTTCGCCGTGTTGAAGCTCGCAGTGATAGTACCGCCATTAGCAATACCAGTCGTCAAAACGCTATAGGCAACTGCGACCGTTGCCCACGCTTGCGTCGAGGACGACCCGGTTTCAATAGCACCCTGCATAAAGGTGCCGCCACCACCAACAGCGTCAGTCGTCCAAGTATTCCCACCACTATCAGAAACCGAAAGAAGTCGAGCAAAACTTGCACCATCCGGTGGATCGACTGAATTATCGTTATCGACTGCAACCACGATGACGACGAGCGAACCTGCCGACGCAGCAGCAGTCGTCGTCAAAACGATACTAGTTTGATTAGCTGTTTTGCTCTGATTAGTGCCAAGAGCACCAATACTTGCGAAGGCCATTTAATGTCCCTCGCTTCCCGGAATAAAATCTTCCGGTAGAGGAGCCCAATACGACAAAACGTCGTCCCCACGAATAGCAGGAACGACGCTCTGAATCAATTCACCACTTTTGACGGCGCGAGCGTCAATTACATCGTCGGCGTAAACAGCAACAACGACGGCGTCTTGACGCCCGAAGTCTGGCGCCACATAGACTTTGACCCCTTGTCCGACATCAGGCACGAATGTCCTGCTTTATCCGCTTTTCCACATTATCGAGCACACCCTCGATCGTCGCATTGACCGCCGGAATGTCGACCGGATTCCCCTCGGGATAACTGGCCCAAAACCCCTTGACCATTCGGTCCTGGCCAGTTTCGTTGAAGTCTTGGACCAGGACATGGGCCGTGATCTGGATCAGCGTGTCGCCGCCCCCGGCATTTGCCGACACAAAAGTGTAGGGATGCTCGAATTCGGCGCCCCTCTCATTCGTTTTCGCGGCGATATGCGCAAGCTGCGACGGAGTCAGTGGCGTTCCCATTTAGTCCTCCGTTATGTTTGTCCCGGTGGTGAGCGCAGGTGTGACGTTGGTATTGATCGTAATGTTGGGCGTTACGGTTCCGCTATAGAACAGCGTGGTCGAGCCTTGCGAAACAGTGCCCACGCCGAAATGCGTGATCGTGCTGGCCGTATTTGTGCTCTGCGGAAAGGTGACGCTGGCCGTGAGCGTCACCTGCGAACCCGTTATCGTAAAGCCGGCTGTCGTGCGCGCAACGCTCTGGCGTGCATAACCGCCGTAGCCCGTTTCAGAGCTTGCCTGGTTGCCCGCCTCGCCTGGATCGGCGAAATGTAGCGAGAGCCAATAAGAGCCCGTGATTCCGCTCGCCACCCCCACAATCGTGGTGGCCGTGAACAGAAGCTGGAGCAGCGAAGTTTCGAATCCGTCAGCTTTCGACATGGAGGAATCCCTTTCAGCGTTCTAGGGTCAGCCGGCAAGCTGCCGGAGTTGATCGAACCTATTCTTGAGTTCGAGCTCGCGCTGTTCCAACGCTTTACTCTGCGCCGCCAGCGCGCTTTCCTTTATGCGAATATCCTCCATTCGCTCATTGATCTCGACGGCCTTTTTGTCGAGCCTCGACTCGGCGTCGGCAATCGAGGAGAGCTTGTACTCGTTCTCCTGCTGCCGATCTGCGAGCAATTTTTCCCGCCTAACCAAGTCCTGCTCCTTTTGCTGGACCGCCTTTAGCCCATCATCGAGCAAGCGTTTGCCCGCCTCGATTTGTGCTTTGTGCTCCGCTTGCGCTTTTTCGATAGCGGCCGCCGTAGCGTCAGCCTGTTTGCGGGCCTCCTCGGCTTTCGCAATCGAAGCCTCGGCGTCGATCCGAATTCCCTCGAGGCGCTCAAGCTCTTGCTTCGTTTTCACCGGATCAGACAGAATGCGCAAGAGCGCATCGCTGACACTGGTTCCTTGATTAATTTGCATTCGAGCCTCCTATCAGCAGGCACAGACCGAGCCCCAGCCCTAGCCAGAGCAGCACCAGAGTCAAATAGCCGAGTCCGTAGATCATGTCAGCCGTGAATTGGAGGGCCGAAGGCTTTCCAGCCCAACAGCACCAGCAAGAGAAAGAGCAAAAATTTGCTCCCGACGGGACCGTAATTCGGCCAATTCCACCACAGGCCAAACACCAGCCAGAGCATCATTAGAATCCAAAAGGCGAGCCCGAGGGTCATTTCAC